TAAGTTTAAAGGAGCGTATGTAAAAGAACCTATTACAGGTCTTTACAAATGGATATATGACTTGGATTTAACATCCCTATACCCATCTATTATTATGAGTATCAACATTTCACCAGAAACGCTGGTTGGTACTGTAAAAAATTATTCAACAGAAGCGTATATAACAGGAAATTTATCTGAGTATTTAATTACGGATACACATGGTAAAATGTATCCACCAATGAATAAATCTGAATTTCAAAAATTTATTGAAAAGATGAATTTATCAGTTGCAGCTAACGGTGCATTGTATAGATTAGATATAGTGGGTGTTATTCCTGAAATTTTATCAGTTTGGTTTGATAAGAGAGTGGAATATAAAGATTTGATGAAAAAATACGGTAGAGAAGGTAATGATGAATTGTATAAATTCTACTCACAACGGCAATTAGTACAGAAGATTATGCTTAATAGCCTTTATGGTGTGTTGGGATTACAATCATTTAGATTTTACAATGTTACAAATGCTGAAGCTGTAACACTTACAGGTCAGATTGTGATTAAAACTACTGAAAAAATAGCGAATCAGTATTATAGTAATATAATTGGTGAAACTAAAGATTACAACATATATGTTGATACAGATTCTATATTTTTGAGTGTTGTTGATTTTGTAAAAAAACGAAACCCAGATATAGATATAAATTCTGATGAACAAATGATTCCAGCTATTTTATCAATAGCTCGTGAGGTTCAAGACCATATCAATAAAATGTATGATGTAATGTCGCAGCGATTATTTAATATTAATTCACATAGATTTGATATTAAACAAGAAACGATTGCAAAGAGTGGATTTTGGGTAGCAAAAAAGAGATATGCACAGTGGATTATTAATGATAATACCGTTAACTGCGATAAATTAGATGTTAAGGGATTGGATGTAAAACGTTCATCATTTCCAACTTATTTCAAAGAAGTGATGTCCACTATTTTAATGGATATTCTAAAGGATGAACCTAAATCCGATATTGATGCTAAAATTCTGAGATATAAGGATGATATGGTTAAGCAGTATTTTACAGATATTGCTAAGAACTCAGCGGTAAAGGATATGAGTAAGTATGAATTTGAAAATCAAGCATTAGGTGAATTTATGAAAGGAACACCAGCTCACGTTAAAGCTGCTATTACTTACAATAAATTACTCAAACACTTCAATACACCTTACAAATATGAACCAATTAAAGATGGTGATAAGATTAAATTTGTATATCTAAGAAGTAATCCTTTGGGACTGGAATCAATAGGGTTTACTGGCTATAATGATCCGAAAGAAATTTTAGATTTAGTAGAAACCTATGTAGATTATGATTTAATTTGGGAGAGTGACTTGAAAAACAAATTAGATGACTTCTACAAAGCATTATCGTGGGAAACTCCAAACGCAAATTTAGAAACGGCATCTCAATTCTTTAATTTTTGATTTGTGTGTTTGAAAATAAATTCGTATATTTGTATAATTAAACTTAAATAAAAACAACTTATGAACAAAGCAAGTATTGAAAATTTCATCAACAGATATAACCTTGGTGGTGAAGTGGAATCAGTAAAAATTGAATCTACTGATAGTGAAATGAGTGTTAATTTCATTTCAGATGATAAAACTTTGTTAGGTAAATTAACATCAACCGAAACTGAATTCCCTAATGGCGAGTTTGCAATTTTTACCACATCTCAACTAAAAGCTCTTTTGGGGGTTTTGGATTCAACCGTAAATGTAACTTCAGATAAAGCATCTATTAAGTTCTCAGATAAAAATACATCTGTAAACTATATGCTTGCTGATACATCTGTAATTCCAGTTGTTCCTGAATTGAAACAACTACCTTCCTTTGATGCTGAAATTACTTTGAATGATGATTTTACATCCATTTTTATTAAATCTAAAGCAGCATTGAACCATTCCGATACATTTACCTTTAGTTGTAGTGATGGTAAAGGTGTAGTTGTGTTAGGATATTCTACTATCAATACTAACAGAATTTCTATTAATGTTGATTGTAAATGTGAAAATGATATTCAACCAATATCGTTCTCAGCTAAGTATTTGAAGGAAATATTAAACGCAAATAGAGGTTCTAAATCAGCTTCTTTGAAAATTTCATCACAGGGGTTGGCACATGCTTCATTTCAAACCGATACTATTAATAGTAGCTACTATTTAGTACAAATAAAATAAGAGTAAAGTATGAACTTTTGGGATACTACACCTGATATACCAGAGTTTGATTTTGAAATTCAAAGAGAATTGTTAATCAAAAATATGGATTACCTATCCTCTATGAGTGTTGAAGAGCAGACTCTATACAAGAAATGGGTTGAACTCAATGAATCATCTATGATTAGAGATAAATCCCAAATTGCATCTTTATACGATATTCAGTGGAAACCTACTGATATTTTCAACTTAGAACAAACTATCAAAGAAATTGAAGAGTTAGAACCTTATGTTGAAATTGTAGAAGATTCTAGCGAAGCTACAAAGTGGACTTACATTCGTAAAATGATACATACCATGTTGTTTGTTGCCAATCCAGGTCGTAATGTAAAAATCAATGTAAAGGATAATAAGAGTGGTAAACTTTTGGGTCAAATATCACTTGCATCGGATGTTACATCAATCGCAGTTAGAGATAAATATATTGGGTGGAGTAAAGATGATAAGTTCAAAAGAGGGAAATTAAATCATACTACAATTGCATCTACAATTGTATGTACACAACCATTGGGATATAATTTTTTAGGTGGGAAGTTAATTGCTATGATGACAACTGTACCTGAAATTAGAACTTATTGGAAAGAAAAATATGGTCAGACTCTGATAGCAGTAGGAACTACATCATTATATGGTATTCACTCACAATACAATGGTATACCACATTTCAAAACATTGGGTGAATCGGCAGGTAAAATTTCGATTAAACCTGATGATAAGTTTTACGACCCTTGGCACCAATGGCTGAAGGAAAACCGTTCAGAATGGTATCAAGAAGCTATCACTAATGAAAGAATTCGTAATGGTAAGAATATGGGAACTGGTGAGGGTGCTAGTGGGCCTGTGAGTGGTATCAAACAAAAGATATTGGGTAAGATACTTCAAGAATGTGGTATAAAATCATCACAATACAATCATGGTTTTAAACGGGGTGTATATCTTGCGATGATGTATGAAAATGGGTGTGAGTTCCTCCGAAGTGAAATAGATGAATCTGAATTGGTTATGAAGAAAAAGTTCATAGATGGTGTAGATTACATTAGTAATTGGTGGAAAAGACAGGCAATTAAACGATACTCTAAATTACATTCAGATGGTAGGTTAAAACCTGATAACTTATTTTACATAGATGGTATAGGTATGGATTGGGAATCATTTAAAAATAATAGATTAAAAGAAGTTGGAAGATGATGAATAAAAACGAAAATAGCCTCTGGGTCGAAAAATACAGGCCAGATGGATTAGATGGTTATGTTGGTAATGAACATATTATTGAAAAAGTAAAGATTTACATTGAGAATGAGGATGTACCACATCTTTTACTTTATGGAGTAGCTGGTACTGGTAAAACTACATTGGCAAAAATCATCACTAACCAAATAGATTGTGATGTAATGTACATTAACGCATCGGATGAAAACGGGGTTGATGCGGTTCGTGATAAAATTAAAGGATTTGCATCTTCTATGGGGTTTCGCAAGTGGAAAATTATCATATTAGATGAGGCGGACTATTTGACGCACCAGGGACAATCTATTCTTCGTAATCTAATGGAAACGTTCTCAAAATCTACTCGTTTTATTTTAACTTGCAATTATGTTGAGAAGATATTAGACCCTATTCAGAGTAGATGTCAAGCATTTTCAATTACACCACCATCTAGGAAAGAAGTCGCAATTAGATTGAAAGAAATCTTAGATTTAGAGGGTGTTCAGTATGAAATGAAAGATTTAGCAACATTAGTAAATAGTGGTTATCCTGATATTCGTAGAGTTTTAAACGCAGCTCAGAGACAGGTTGTGGATAACTGTATAAAAATTGATACAACTTCAACACTTCAAGCGAATTATATGGATGAAGTACTATCTGTTTTGACATCAAATACTAATCTAAAAGATTCATTTAGAGCCATAAGAGAGATTATTGCTAATTCAAAGGTTAGAGACTTCACACCATTTTACAGATTTTTGTATGATAATGTAGATGAGTATGCAAATGGTAAGGTGGGTAATGTTATTTTAAGAATCGCAGAAGCACAGTATCAGGAAGCTAATGTTGTAGATCGTGAAATTACAGTAATGGCTATGATTTTAAACATATTAATGGATATTAAATCTCAAAATTCCAAATAATTTGAAAAGTAATCAAATATTTATATATTGGGATGATTGTAATCCCAATGAAGTAACAGGATCAAATCAAAATAAATAAACTATGGGAAACGGTAAAGTTATCAACATGAATAAAAATCAACAAAAACCCCAACTTAATATAGATCCATCTAAATTAGATACTGTGAGGTGTGAAAATTGTGATGGAATTCTATTCGAAGAAGTTATGATGTTCAAAGAAATACCAGCTGTAAAATCACCAAATGGGCAAAAATCAATGCTACCAATTCCAGTGATTAGATGTGTTGATTGTGGTAATATATCAGAACGATTCTTACCTAAAGAATTACTATCTTAATGGCTAAGAAGAGTGAAGGTACGATAAAAGCAAAAACCATTTTTGAGCATTTAAGTGGAATAAAGGAAAAGAAAATTCCTTGGGAATCTTTATCTGAAGTAGATAAAAAATCATTCTCACCATTTATGATAAATCGGTTTTTGAGTATGAATATAGAACTACTTCCAATCGTAGATCTTCTACAAAAATATACGGTAAATAAAAATGTAACACCAAGAGAGGTTTACAAACTTTACTTAGATATCTTACCTAAGAAAAAATCTTTTGATAAATACATAAAAGGCCCAACTGAGAGTAAGTACAATACTGAGTTGTTGAAATATTTATCAAATTGGTATAAAGTATCGTATAGGGAAATTGAAGACTATTTAGAATTATTACCAACTGATGAAGTAACTTCTATATTAAAAAAATATGGATTAACAGAAAAGCAAATAAAAGGATTAATGAAATGAACCGAGTATTACAAATGCTAAAGTTATCAGCTGAAGCTGATAAAAGTAAAGCTCTTTTGAGTTTAGAACTATTGATACAAAATGGTGTTGGTATTGGAGATCATTCTACTGATGATTTTTACAGAAATGCCGAAGATGCTCTTAAATCACTAGCTGATGCAGAGGATAGGTTAGAAATG